CGGGCCGTTCCCGACAGAGGAAGATTATTCCGATAGCGCAGCCCAAAACCTAACAAACGTGGTGGCCGCAAGGGACGTTGCAGGCAATACCAAGGTATTCGCCTCCGGAACTACGCGCCTCTACATTCTGGACTCCACAGACTTTTCGCTCGACGATGTATCGGCTGTGACCTACACAAGCGCGACAATGTGGAAATTCACCCAGTTCGGTAACAAGGTCATCGGCGCATCAGAGGCACACACCCTGCAAGCCTACGACTTAACTACTACGGCAAACTTTGCCAACCTAGCGTCAGACGCGCCCAAGGCTAAGTTCGTGACCGTGGTGCGGGACTTTGTGGTTAGCGGTTATCAGACAAGCTACCCAACTCGGGTGCAATGGTCGGGTATTAACAACGAGGCTACTTGGACTCCCTCTGCGACAACGCAGGCAGACTTTCAGGACATCCCTGACGGCGGTAGGGTTCAGGGGGTTACTGGTGGCGAGTTTGGGATTGTGCTGATGGACAGGAGTATCTACCGGATGTCCTACCTCGGGACACCCCTGATATTCCAGTTTGACAACATATCTAGGAACCTTGGGTGCTACGAGTCAAACTCGGTCATCCAATGGCAAGGCATAACCTACTTCCTGTCTGACGACGGGTTCTACGCCTGCGACGGGCAACAGGTCATCAACATAGGTGCGGAGAAGGTAAACCGTTACTTTTTTACAACACTCAGAGAATCCGAGATGGAAAGCATGAGTGTGGCGGTAGACCCAAGCAAGAACTTGGTGATGTGGGGATACCCGTGTACAGACCTTACCTACCGGATTCTCATGTACCACGTTCCCACTAAGCGGTGGGCTTACGCGGACTCAACCGCAAACAGAATCGCCTCTAGTTCTACCCCGTCGGTCACGCTAGAGGGGCTAGACAGCTTCTCTGCCTCGATTGATGCCCTGCAAACGCCCCTAGATGCCCGTCTGTGGCTCGGCGGTAAGTTGCAGTTGGCTGGGGTAACCGGAGCCAAGATAATTACCTTTAGCGGCCCTCCAAAGACCGCGCTAATAGACACGGCAGATATCTCGGCAGACCAGAATCAGTCCATGATTACCCTTGTAAAGCCGTTGGTTGACGGCGGCTCTGGGTCGGTGGCGGTGGAGTCGCGGTTGCAGTTAGACGCAAACGTGTCTTTTCCTTCGGTGACTGCGGCAAACAGCGAGAATCGTGTGGGCACTCGTTCTTACGGGCGTTACCACAGGGTCAGGCTTGAGCCTTCGGGCAATAACTGGTCATCTGCCATCGGGGTAGACGTAGAGATTCAGCAAGCGGGTACTAGGTAATGTTCAGAGTTCTACCGTACCAAGGTGGCAACCCTCGGCAGATTTCCGAGGTGGTCAACAACCTGATGAACGGCAAGTCCAATAACACGGGGACTATTACCCTTGCTACTGGCAACGCTACGACCACGACCCTAGTAGACGAGCGTATTTCGGTAGATACAAAAATTATCCTGATTCCGTTCTCGGACGCGGCAGAGGCTGACTCTGCGCCATACGGTGCGTTTCAGGATACGACTGACCAAGTAGCGGCTAATACGACCACGGCGTATGCAATGACGCTTAACACCACGGACTACTCAAACGGGGTGTATTTGTCTAATAGTTCCAGAATGAACGTGCGGAACTACGGGATTTATAACCTGCAATTTAGTGCCCAATTAGTCAATACCGATGTTCAGATTCACGACATTGATATATGGTTTCGCAAGAACGGGACGAATATTGATTCTTCTAACAGCCGGTACTCAGTCCCAAACAGCCACGGCGGTGTAGACGGACACCTGATTGCGGCTTTGAATTTCTTTATAGAACTGAACGCCAACGACTACATGGAAATCATGTGGGCAACGGACGACGTAGCGGTGAGTATTCAGCAGTTGCCGACTAGAACTAGCCCAGACACACCGGCAACCCCGTCGGTCATCGCTACCATGCAGTATGTCGCACCGTCGGCTTACTCAAACATTTACGTCTCTGCCCAACAGCAAGGACAGGCAACAATTACGCACTTTGCTAACAGTACGGCAGACAAGACTTATGCTTACATTTTGGTTGGATAATCTTTATAATAGGTGATATATGGCAATTGACGCTTACGGCAATGTAGTTCCTGACACCGCACCAGGCCAAGGTGCTTTACCAGCACCACTAGGGACTTCATCGGGTCAGTCAAGAATTGACCCCGCGCTTAGTCCGTATCTGCAAATGGGGTTGCAACGCGCCCAGCAGTTATTCTTCGGCGCACAGCCCCAACTATTCCCCGGACAGATGTACGTCTCGCCTTCCGCGCAGACGCAACAAGCACTTGCCCAACAAGAGGCATTGGCTACCGGCGCACAACCGACACTACAAGCCGCACAGCAAGCCTACCAAGCGTCTTTAGGGCAGATTGGGCAGACCGCCGCAGGTGGTTTCTTGCAAGGCAGCCCCTATCAGCAGGCAATGTTGGCCTCCGCTACCCGCCCCATTACCCAACAGTTTGGCGAACAGGTTATTCCGGGCATTGCAAGCCTCTATTCCCGCGCTGGACGCTATGGGTCGGGCGCGATGGAACGTGCCCTTGGTGGGGCTACGGAAGCCTACGGAAGGGCTTTAGGCGACGTTTCTGCCAACATCGTTGGTCAGGACTACGCTAGGGAACGCCAGTTGCAACAGCAGGCTCAGTTAGGTCAGGCGGCACTAGCCCAATCAGCACCTTCGTTCTTTCAGATGGGATTCCTGCCTTCTCAGGCTTTGGCACAAGTTGGCGCGGCCCGCGAACAGATTGCGGCACAGCCCCTGCAAGAGCAGATTCAGAGATACCAGTATGCACAGCAGCTTCCGTACCAGCAACTGCAAGGGTTCTTGTCCTCTATCTACGGAACCCCGATGGGACAGTCCGCTATACCGCAGGCGCAGACAAACCGCACAGCACAAAACTTAGGAATAGCTGCCACTATTGGCGGGTTAATCCCAGAGGCGACCCGTAAAAGCGCATTTGATTACATTGGAAGCCTAATTCCGTAAAAAATTACAAGCGGACAAACAACCTATGGCTATAAGTTCCATAAAAAACGTACTTAGGGCTAGAAAACGCCCTGAGACACCAGAAGCGGCTCCCAAGGCAGTTACGTCTGCTTATGTTGACCCAGCCCAAGTCTATGGCGACAAGGGCCAGAACTTTGACGCAAAGGTTCTATCTGGGACTAAGTTTGGCGACCTAGTATTAGACGGCTCTGAGTTTGTTATTGACGGAAAACAAATTGCCCTAACAAACGACGAGGCACAAGAACTTGCGAGTCAAGGGAAGTATGATTTGCCTTACAAAGCAACCAATCTTAGTCTAAACATCAACGGGCAAAACTACACGTTTCACCCCAAAAATGTACTTGAAAAAGGTTTCGTAGCAGACGGAAAGCAGTTTTATAACGCAAGCGTTCTCAAAAACCTTGACCAAATTTATGAACAAGGCCAAGCGGTAAACCTTAAAGACGTTGGTTGGTACGACGAGTTTCTAAAGAAGAACGACCTTTCAACAGAGGGGATTCTTCTGCCTGCCGGTGAACTTAATTTTATGGTTGGCGGCGGTGGCGGATACAAAGTTCAGAAAATTGGAAATCCAACCTCAGACGGCAGGGTATTACTTAACGAAATAACTGGAATCGGCAAGGTCGGTGATCAATACGTTTACACAACAGATGTCACAAAGGTAGACGCGACAGATGCCTCTGGTTACTACGACCAATCTGGGATGGGTCAGGCACAATGGACAAAAGAAAAAGGCGGTCTACTAGGTAGTGTTTCTAGGGCTGTCGCAAAGGTTCCTTTTTTACCAGAAATTGCTGGTCTTGCAACATCTGCTACTGGTGCTGGCCCCTATGTCTACGCAACGCTAAAGGGTTTACAGGGTGGCGCTACTGGTCAAGACCCACTAAAAGTCGGACTAAAAGCCGGTGCAACTATCCTAGCCGCCGATTTAGCCTCTGGTCTGCTAAAAGGTACGCCAGCAGGCGCAGAAGTTGGTACTGGCGCGTATGACGCAGGAATCGGCTTAGATGTTATGAACCCACCAACAGTACCGCCTGTTGATTATAGTTTGCTAGGTGGTGCTAATTTGCCAACCCCCGCGCCCGGAATGGGTGGAGGCACAGGAATAATTGAGGGTTCTTCTGGAATGGGTTTGCAACAGCCCACCATGCCAAATTTAGGCGGGATGGGCGGTGGACAGGGGCTTACAGTACCCGTTGCGGGTGGAACTGTTGGGCAGCTTGGGTTTACCCCGTCAGGCGCGACCCCTTCAATCGGAAGCCCAAAGTCATTCATTAACGACCCAAATGTTCTTGGTACGGATGTCATAGCACAAGGAACGCCAAGCACTATTTCTCTGAGTGATGCTACTCGCGCTTTAAGGATGGCAAGTAATGTTAATAACCTGCTAAACCCACCAAGCGCAGGCGGCGGTGGTGGTGGTGTTGACCAAGGCGGCGGACAACCAACAATGACCGGAGTTGATTATTCTGGCCTATACAACTTGCTTGCACAACGTGCATCCGGTGGTGGATTACTCGGAACCCAGTATCAACCGC